GTAAGCGAATTGCTGGATTGGTTGGATGGAATGATCGAGCAGAACCTTTTTCCAGCCTCCCAGCTGTGGGCCTGTCCAGTCGCCATAGATCCGCTTGACGCTTGCTACGCCATATTTGGCGATTTCTTCGAACAGCCCCTCAACGATGGCCGCCGGAGCATTGTCAGCATCGATAAGGATCGCTAGGTGCTTTTGTGAATGGTTCGCTTCGTGAATAGCCATAGGTCGTCCTTGAACAAACCCCAACCATACCGCCATTGGATGACGGAAATCACGCAGGGAAAGCAAAAAGCCCCGCGCGGGGCTGGGCTATGCGGTCAGCTGAAGATCCACCAGAGAACTCCCGCGATAATCAGCCAAGTCACGACATGAGCCCACAAGGGTGTCGGTGCGGTCTGGACAGCGCCTTTCTTATCAGCGCTGTAGAGCTTGGACATCGATAATCCCGAGCCAGGAATTCCAGCTGTTACCCGCGTTCCGCGCTTGCTGAGATTGGTGGTGAAACCCCTGCCACCAACCGAGGTGCTGACACCGCTCTTGCTTAAGTTGATACGCACGCCCGGCGCGACCTTGAAGCTTTTCCGAAACCGCAACGCCATGACTCATCTCCTTGAGGAAGGCAATGAGCCATCATCCCTAAAAACTGCGGGGCAAGCCATCCTGTCCACCCATCCACCCTGGACGCATCCCCAGTAACCGCCAAGCCTTCTGCCGTAGTAGCGTTGTGCCTCCCAACGACCCGCCCCGGTCCGTTGCCGGAAAGCCCATGGACTGGGGCGCCAAATCACAAGGAGAACCCCATGGGGCTCAAACTACAGAACATCAGTTTCAACCGTGCCGCCCAACCAGTTACTGCCCAAGTGATCCTGATGGACGAGCACAACTGCAACGTGAGCGTGAACATCAAGCTCGAAGGCAAGCCTGTGGAAGCATTCAATCTTGAAGAAATCGACAAGCTCGCTCGAGCGGCGGCTAAACACTTAGTGGCTAGCGCTTAGCTTGTCCTCGGGTAGCGAGCGCTCTCGCTGCCCTTGATTAGCTTGCTGAAGGATGGCTATCTGCTGCTGAAGGGTTGCAACGGTCGACGCCAGCGAGTTGATTTGTGCGTGAAGCGAATTTAGCCTTTGATCAACAGAACTCATGATTGCTCCTATACGGCTAAGCCGCTTCACTTCGCGTCCCGATGACGCAACACAAGGCGCGTCCGGTCGAGCCATGGCCCGCCAAACACGATGATTTCCGATGGCCGCCCCAGAAGGTGGTGCAGCATGAATGGGCCCGGCCCGAAGACCTGGCCGGCCTCGCCAGGCAGTTTGGCATTGGCGTCCAAGTAGATGCCCGCATGGTTGGGGTGGGCAGTGCGCCCCACCGCCATGACGATCAAATCACCACGCTTCGGCTCGCTCACCCGGTGGAAGCCGGCAGCTTCATAGGACTGCTCGTACAGGCTTGGGCCGTCTGCATTCTCCCACCAGCCTGCCTCTCGAGCGTAGGTGGGAAACTCCAACCCCCATTCCCGCTGGTACCAGTCGGCGCAGGTCTGCCAGCAGTCCCAAGCGCCGTGCACGAACGGGCGACCGAGCAGCGGCGTGCTGCCGGTTGGCGTGATCGTGCGCAGATCACCCTCCGGCCAAGACAAGATGTACCAGGGCAGACCCGTGGCCTCGCACATGGCCGAGTCCCTTGGGGACGGCCTGCTGGTGGCGTCCGGGTGTGAGTGAATAATGCCAATCACCTCGCCCCGATCTTCGGCTTCGGCGTACTGCTCGGGTGCAATTCGGAATTCCTCAGTCGGGTCGTTGGACGCGTTGGTGCATGGGTGATAAACCTGCCTGCGGCCTATCTGCAGCAGCAACCCGCAAGACTCGCGCGGGTATTCAGCCGTTGCGTGCGCTCGCACGGCGTCGAGGATGTGTTTGCGCATGGTCAGCTCCGGGCGATCAGCGAGACGGCAGGAAAGCCGCCGAAGGGAAGTTCGTTGCCCTGGCCATGCCGGACGGTGCACCCGGTATCCAGACAGCCGTTGCATTGGTCCTTGGCCGGGTCCGAGGTCGGTTTCCCATCCATGTCGTAGTAGGGACCGGTGTAGCCACAGTTTGGCCCCCGGTACCCCGCCGTCATCGCCCAATGGCATAGCTGAGTCATCTGCCGCCCAATTGTCTCGCCACCCACATCGCCTGGGCTTGCAAGCTCCCAGGCTACAGTGGTGCCGCTCTCAGACACCTTCTGGTCGATATACCAGACTTCTATCGCCTCCTCCGCCGGATCTGCGGAAGGGTTGCCGCCGGGAAAATTTGCAGCGTCCAGGTACTCGGCGAAGGTGTGCCGCATGGTCAGCTTGAATTCGAGCAGGTTGTCGAAGGCCAAGCACAGCGCGGTGATCCGGCCATTGACGTTGCCCACGCTGAACGTCGGTCTCACCGCAGTGCCGTCGGAGTTCGCCTCGATGCCTTCAATCTGCACTGGCCAGGCGCTGTACTCTTTTCCCTGCCACCAGATGGACTTGGCCTGCAACTGGTCGGCATTAGCGCCGGCTGCTCGCAGCTCCTTGGGGGTATGAGGAATCGCATGGCCATGGAAGCGAAGGGTGTCGGCGCCGAAGTCCGAACCGTCGAGTTCGAACAGCAGCACCTCGTTGCCAGGCTCCAGGGTCTGGATGTCCTTGATCAGTGACATGCTGGTTCCTTATGGGTGAAAAGCCCGCTCGAGGGTGGCGGTCACTTTGAAGCGGCCGCCGCCCATCGGGGTGGGCTTGGGGTCTTTACAGATGAATAGCCCCAAATCTCCGAGTGGCGTGGTCCACAGAAAAGCCTTAGCCCCGCCGTGCCTGTCGAAAAACTCCATGACTTTGCGTACTTGGGCCTTCGTTCCGGTGAAGGTGATGGGGTAGCTGTCTTCCTTGTTGTTGGGCCCGTCACCGACCACCTGCCGGTATCCGCCCCCAAACCGGGATTCGCGGGTGCGGTAGCTGATCTCGGGGGTTTCACCGCGCTGGGTTGGCCAGCTGAATTTCTCGATGGCCATCAGCGCCTCCCGGTAGTGTTCCGATGGCTGACACCACCTGGGCGCCATGAGTCAGCGACCGCTTTCTCGGCAGCCATCTGCATTTGTTTTTGCATGTTCTGCTGGAGCAGCGTTTGATCGAGCTGCATGCCCTCGCTGCTTCTGTCCTCCATGACCAGGCTCACAGGTGCGGATACGTTGATGGACGCGCCTGACTGAGACCGTCCAGATACCTGACGAGGAACCGGCATGGGTGATACCAAGCCGCCGTCTGCGTAGCCGCGGCTATTGAGGGCTGACAGGTAATCGAGCATTCCAGGCTGGCTGACAACCTCGCGGCGCAGCACGAACTCACCGGCGTGCACGATGCCGGCAGGGTCATACTTGCCGCCAGCACCGGTGTAGCCGCCGTCCGAGAACGTCGAACCGTATGTCATGCCTGAGGATGCCGAACCCAGCCCGTAATCAAAGCCTCCACCAATACCAGCAGAGCCACCCGCAGAGGACGTCCCACCACCGCCAAACCAGGCGCTCAGAGCAGTTCCGGTGATACTCGAAAGCAAACTCGAGGCTGCCTGTTGAGTGGCAATACGCGCCATGTCAGCCAGGATCGACTTGGTGAAGTCTGCGAACGAGAACTTGCCGGTCATGGCGAAGTTGACGACCGCGTTTTCCATGCTGGAGAAGGCGTTGGTGAACAGGGATCGCGTCTGTCCGGCAACATCCCGGGCCTGCTCCAGGTAGTTCTGGAAGGCAGACGATGCCCCCTTACGCCAGTCGCCCTGCGCTTCCGAGATTTTGTCGTAGTTGTCCACGACCGTATCTCGGTACCCGTCTTCGGCTTTGCTTAGGATGGCCAGGTCGCGCTCGTAGTCGTTCTGGCTGTACTTGTCTGGAGCGGTGCGCCTGCGATCAAGAAGCTTTGCACGCTCATCGTTGAACCGGTCGGTTACGCCATCAAGATCGCGCTGCAAGCCCTGCTGGCGGTCACCGAGACCGAGATTGTTCGCAGCCCTCGTTCCTGATGTAGAAAGTGCAGCACGCTGCCTTTCGAGCTGATCGACATAAGCTTGGGTAGCAGCGGTTTGCCTCTCAAGCCTGCCCTTTTCGCTGGTAGCGAGGACCGAAAGCTCGCTGTCGGCATCTTTCTGCGCCTTGACCATCGCAGCGCGGGCATCGGCGATCTTCTGGTCAAGCTGGATTCGCTGCTGAGCGCTGGTGCTGCTACGCCCCTTGGCCTCCTCCAAGGCTTTGATCTCAGCCTCGTAGGCGTTGGTGACCTCGGCCTTCTGCTGCTCGATGATCGCAGCACGCTGGGCGGCGTACGACTCCTGAGAGATCAGACCGGCCTTCTGCGCAGCGTCCAACTCCTTCTGATGATTCTTGTATTCGGAGAGAATGGCGGCCAGAGCATTCTTTTGGTCGTTGAATCCGGAGAGATCGACCGGCGTGGTTTTCCCGACCTTATCCTTGTTCCTATCCGCAATGCCCTTGGCCAGTGTGTCGTACGCGCCTCCCGATACTTTGTCCCCATCGAAAGAGACACCAGCCAGCAGTGGGCTTTGCCTGCCTGTGTCCTTTGCAGCCTCACGCAAGTCAATAAACCGCTGCTTCAGGTCTTGCAGCGCCTTAGCTCTCTTGCGTTCAGGGTTTGCCTGGTCGAGCTGATCATTCAGCTTCTTTTGAAGATCGGCTTGCTTCTGGACTGCGGCTTCCGCTTGAGCACGATCCAGACGCTCTTTGGCGCCAGCATCGATTCGCTTCTGGATCAAAGCAATCTCGTCGGTGTACTGCTTCTTAAGAGCGTCTCGTGAGCGATCGCTGAACCAGAACTGCTTGTCGATATCAGCAACCTGCTGCTGCAACACCTGCATCCGGAACTGATCCGGATCAGCTGCTACCCCTTGCTTCAACTCATTCCAGTACCGGCGCACGGCACTGGTCGCTTCATCCCAAAGCTTGGCGATACCCCGCGTGGACTGGGATATCTCCTCATTCCGACGAGTCATTTCCTCGGAGACTTCGCCAGCAAGTAGCTTCAGGGCATCCATGTGGCGGCCTTGGTCTTCAAGAGCCTGTATCTGGTCAAAGGTTGCCAGGGTCACTGCGTGGTATTTGGAGTTGAACTCCAGCGCAAAAGCTGTAACGTCGTTTTTGGCGTCGACGAACATTTGCGCAAACTTGCCGGCGCTCTCGCCGGAAGCAGCAGATAGCTGAGTAGCCGCCCCTGCAACGGCGTCGAACGTCTCGCCCGTAAGCTTTCCCGACCCTACCAGTGCGAGCAATGCCTCATTGGCCTGGCTGAAGTACTTCCCATTGGCAAGTTTGTTTTGCAGCTCAACAAGCTGGGATGATGACCTACCTGCAACGCCGCCCGTCAAGGCCAGAGCCTTGTTGAATTCGTTCAGGTCGCCAATCCCAGCGACTACTGCCACTGCCAGTCCTGTGACCGCTGCCGCGCTCAGTGTTAGTGGGCTGATCAGGCCGGCAATGTAGCCTCCCATCGCCTGTGCAGCCGGCCCGACGCCACCAAACATGTCTTTCAACTGCCCGCCCTGCTGGAGCAAGACGGTGAGCGGCGCCTGACCGCCTTGCAGGGAGACGACGATGTCAGTGAACTGCGCTGGGACCCCGCGAAGCGCGGCGGCGGTTGCCTTGGCTGACATGCCGGTCTTGTTCAGCGCTGTATCTGCGCCTCCCAAAGCCGTGCGCGCTTGGTCGATCTTTGACTGGTACTCGCCGAAGGTTTCAGCATCCAGTGCACCGCTCGCACGGAAGCTCTTCAGCCTCTGTTCCATCTGGTCCAGACGGCCCAGCGCAGCGACGGTCGGGTCGATCTTGCCCAGCAGCTCTTCCAGCGCCTGGCCTTCTTCCCGATGCGCGCCGGCTGCCCTCCTCGCCGCCTCAGCCTGACGCTCTTCGGTTGCGATAAGGGCCTGAGCTCGACTGTTGATGGCCGCCTGACGGCTGGCGCTATCTGAGAGCACAGCGTTCGCCTGAGCGGTGACCTCCACGCTCTGTTCAGTGGCCCGATTGAGCGTCTGAACATACTGGCTCGCCTCCAAAGAGGCTTTGGCCACGGCCAGAATCCTGGCCTGTTGCTCGTCAGCGGACTCGGCGGCACGACGGCCAGCCTGGGCACCGGCATCAGTGGCAGTAGTCAGCGCCTGCTGGACTTGCCCGGCCTGCGCAGCCTCAGCCCGGAAAGAGCCCATGTTCGCTGCAGCGCTGCTGAATGCCGTGGATGCGCTGGTAACGGCGCGGCCCACGGTAGCCATCTGCTGCGCGAGTTCGGCCTGTTTAGCGTTGAGCGACTGCAGCTCCTGCACGATCTGACGGGTGTCACCCTGCAGGCTGCCCAGCGCAGTCTCCCACGCGCGTCCGGTTCGCCCAGCCGACTCCTCGCTGCGCTTGCCAGCATCCGTCAGCTGGTCGAGGTTATCCTTGGCCTCAACAGCATCACCGGAATCGATCTGAAGACCGAGGGAAGCAATGGTGGTCATGATCTACTCCATGGATTCGGCCATGACGGCCAGGGCCTCGACTTCCATCACGCGGAGATCGGGAAAAATATCGGGAAGGTCGCGGCGCTTGATGCCCAGCATCGAGGCCGTGGTGGGGACGGCCGTGTAATCCAGCCCGGACGGGCCGCCAGGGCCGACTCGCCATTGCGTGCCCATTGCGTCGAACAGGCGGAAGGCAGGCCAGGCATCTGGCCACACCTCTACTTCATCTTCCGCAATGTCAGCCGGGGTCAGGCCTAGAGCCGCCAACTGCTCGGCAGAGGGACCCTGCTCATAGCACGCCCGGGCGGCCGCCCTTAGTTTCCCAAGCGGGCCGGGCTGTAGGCAGCCTGGAAGGCGTCGATGACGGCCTTTGGCGCCCCCGTACAGGTACGCGCCAGCTCAAGGATCGCTTTCTGGCTGAACTTGTCCTCCAAGTCCCACCCGGTAACGATTTCGCCCAGTTGCTCAGCCTGCAGATCGATCTCGCCGGCGGTCACCTCTTCCCAAGTGGCGTTGTCGGCCTTGGCCTTCTCTGCCCAGGCGTCGCGCGCCTTGTTCCAGCGATCAAACATGCCAGCCAGCGTCACCCGGTCCATGTAGCGGAACTCGAATTCCACCGGCACCGACTCTCCACCGATTCGAGGCACCTGCACCTCGGCAGTAAAGGTCGGGTTCTGCGCGATTTTGATCTTCGCCATGAGGTTTCCTTAGGCAGCAGCCAGGTAGCGAACCGGACGGCCCGAGAGCGCGATGCTGATGGTTCGGGTCATCAGGTTGTTGCGCTCCATGGTCGGGGTGGTGGTGATGCTCACATAGCCCGGATAGAGGATCTGGTCACCGTTGGGCAGCTTGAGGCGGACGACCGTCAGTTCTTTACTGTCGCCGTAGGCTTCGACCAGGCCCACGTAGGCAGCCGCAGGCTGATCTTCGACAGTGATCGACAAAGTGATGGGGTTGCGGTTGGTGGGAAACTGGCGATCGTCATCGTCCTCCAGGTACCCGACGGTGAGGTACTGCTGCTCGCCGCCGGAAGAGGTGAAGGCGGTCACCTTCGAGATCTGAGCCCAGTTAGTCACAGGGATCACAGACCCGACACCTGCGCCGGCGGTGTACTTGTCGGCGTTGGTGGTATTCAGGCCAGCCATTGAGAATTTGTCGGCGGCAACACTGGCAGCGCGGACCGCGCGATCGTTGATAAGCGACCAGCCAGAACTGACGACTAGAACGTCGCCGTTCTTGATGTTGTGCCCTGCGGCGGTGGCCACTGGAGGTGCAGCGTTGGTCAGAGCAGTGAAGGCAACGGCAGCGGCGAGTACGCTGGCGATTTCCAGCACAGAGCCGTTCGGCAGCGGGAAGCGTGCGGCCATGGGTATTTCCTCTTGAAGGTTCGCCAGGTGGCGGATGGTTATGCCCCTACGGGCGATTGGTCGGCGATGCCGCGGTAGGTGAAGCTGGTCGGGACCGTGTAGGTCGCCGACTCGGTGATGGTCGGGCCCTGCTCCAGTGGCTCGGTGAGCAGGCCTTCGAAGCCGCTGCGGCTTAGCTCTGTATCAACCCGGAACAGGCTGCTCAGCTCGTCGACCAGCGATTCGGCAACCCCCAGGGCCTGGCCTGCCGGGCAAACGATGCTGACCTGGTAGACGCCGGTGTATTCGTAGGCGTCGCCGCCCAGGTAGCGGCAGCTGGTGCTGGCCGGCAGCAAGTAGGCTCGAAGATAGGTCTCACCGGACTCGGCCTCGAACTCCTCCTCGAAGTTGGCAACCCGGATCGGGCGCGCGGTGGCCCAGGCCATCAGCTTGATCTCGATGGCCTGGCGGGCTCGTGCATGGCTCATACGCTGTTGTTCCTGATAGCTTCGTCGACGATGCGCTGGAAGTTGGCCAGGGTGACCCTGACCATGCCGGCCGGGGCCTGGGTTGAATGCCCGTATTCCAGCGGAATCGCATACGGCAGGTTGTTCACGATGTAGGCCGTCTGACCGATGGTCAGCGCCTGCACCTGGCTCAGCAGCGCAGCAATCGTCTCGCTGCCGGATGGGTCGATACGGTCAAGCTCATCAGTAGCGGGCGAGTCGATGGAGAACTGCCAGTTACCCCGGAAGCGGCCACCGACGTAGCCCTGACCCGCTACCAGACCATTGGTCGCGAAGTTCTGCTCGCGCTCGGTCTTGGTCAGGGGCTTGGCGTACTTCACGCCCCTGCGCAGCTTGCCGGCCTTAGTGAAGTTGTCTTGGTTCAGGTTGATCAAGGTGTTCCGCACCGAGACCTTGAAATCGTAGTCATCGGCGGCGCGCTTGGCCTTAGCCTGATGCGCAACGTTGGCCGCCCAGACCTCCGGGTTACCTACGGGCGACATCGTGATGACGCTGATACCAATCTCAATCACAATATTTTGAAACGTCGAATCCATGGCCTGCTGAGCCTGCTCGGCGAATGCGCGGATGCTCTCGGCGAACCCTCCCTCAAGCCCGCCATAGCGCTGGGTCATGTGTGATACGCGTGGCATGTCACTTCCTCAGTTGCACGGTCCAGGTAGCCTTGGCTGGGTCTTCGGAGACGTTGAGCGTCCGAAACCCGCTGATCAGGTCACCGATCTTCGGTACGGCCGGAATGGCTGTCGCGGCATCGGCCTGCCCTTCGAACAATTCGTTCTGCAGCACCAGGAGCTTCACGTCCTGGGTCTGGATACGTGAGCCGTCGATCTCCTTGGCTAGGTAGCTGCCGAACACGCCGCGCCCGGCGTAATGGATGGTCGAGGCCGGTACGGTGCCACCGATCTCGGGGTCATATCCGCCCTTGACCGTGCGACTCCCGGCAACGGGCTTCACCGCGTCGGCAAGGCCGTCTGGATCATCGAACGCTTCCGCCAAATCGGCCTGCAGTTCTACGCGCATGCCCATGGGTCAGATCCTCTTGAGCATTACGGTGCCGGCGCGGCGGGTCCAGGGCGCGATGAGGTCGAGGGCGAAGTTCTCACCTGTCGAGCGATCAACAGACCCCGCAACGTAGGTCTTGCTCGTCGAGGTGCCAGCCTGGGCCGACACAGTCTTGCTCTGCACTTCGCGCTGGGTGTCCTTGTAGAGCTTGCCTGCTGCGGCCAGCTTGGCCACCTGCGCACCGGCGGACTTGATGGCGTCCGGCACCACCTCTGGCACCGCGCGCTTGATCTTGGCCGTGAGCCAGGCGTTGGCCATGGCCACGGCAATGACCGCATCACCGTCGCCTGCCCAGTCCGGCCCCAGCTGCTGGACCACATCGGCCTCGGTGACGAAGTCGGTCATGGCCTTACTCCTGCGGGATCAGCGCTTGCAGGTCGGGCTTCTTCGCGCTGGCATCGAACTCGATACCCTTCGCGGTGAGCCATTCCTTCAGCTCGGGGACGTTCATCTTGTGCGGGTCGGTCTCAGACTGGTCCCCCCCGGATTGCTCGCCGACCTTGATACCGGCCGCCTCGTAGGCCTCGGCGATCTCGGGCGCGTCACCCTCGATCACAACCTGTGTAGCTCCGTCGATGACTCCGAAGAACTGGCTCAGGAGTCGATAGCAAACGCCGCGCTCACGGCCTGGCTTGTCGGTGTAAATGACTTTCATGGTGATCTCCTGGGCAGGGCGCCGGGTCAGCGCCCCGCTTGGCGGGTCAAGGGGTGGCGGTGCCGCTGATGACGGCGGCGAAAGGTACCTGCTTGCGGTCGAATACTCGCTCCCAGTTCGCGGCGCTGGCGTACTGGGTGGCATTAGGGCTCAGGTTCAGGTTGTTGCTGCCCTTCCAGCTGAAACCGGCAGGCTGCAGGATGAAGGTCTTGCGCTCCCACAATACCTCGGCGCCACCACCGTTACCGCCGTCAGGCTTGCGCTGCATCTCGACAGGGGTGTGAGGGGTGCCTTCGCCGTAGCCGAATGCGCCCTGGCCGAAGAACACCGACAGGAACTGGCCGGACGCGTAGGTCAGACTGTCGTCCATGAATACCGGCTTGCCGAGGTATGTAGCCAGGATGATCTTGCCAGTGGAGTCGCGCAGGTACTCGATCAGGTCCTGCTTGACCATCTGGTTCATGACGACCGAGTGCACGCCGATTGCGCCGAACATGTCGGCCGCGTCGCCTGCGGTGAAGGCCGCATCCTGGAACGCGGAGGCGCTGATGCTGGCACCGGCATCCTTGACCATGTCGCCGCCGTTGTTGGCGATGTTCGAGGCGATGATGCCTCGTGCGGCCCCTAGCAGGTAACGCTGCCACTGACGAGTCCAGTAGGTGCCGAAGCGGTTGCGAATGTGCTGCATCGGCTCGCTGTTAGCCAGCTCGGCCGTGAGGTCAGCGACACCGTAGCCCTTGTTGAGGTACAGCGTGCGGGCACGCATGCTGCCCTGCTCGGCCTTGCCGACCTCGCCCAGGTCATCCGGGTTGTCGTTCGAGATGTTCGGCGCCTCGTCGGCATCGAGATCCTGCCAGTAGCTGATCTCGGAGGTGCCTTGGCCGTTGTTGGCGATGTTGTCCAGCGTCGGCGAGCGGGTCACGATGCCCGATTCGAAGACGGCGGTTTTTTCGGGGGTGTTCACCGGCGCCAACGCGCCGTAGTAGTCGCGGACGAAGATGTCCGACAGCTGAGTAGTTGCCATGGATTAGGTTCCTTGGGTGGCTTGGAGTCGCTTGAACGCTTCAGGGTTGTCTCGAGCCAGCGCGGCGCGCTCTTGCTCGGAGTACTCGCCCCATTTCTTCGTGGCCTTGCCACCGTTGTCGCCGGTCTGGCCGGCACCCTGAGCCCTGGGCCACAGGTGGGTAGCGGTCTCGCGCAGCGATTCCGCCCATTCGTGAGGAGACAGTGGGCTCTTGCCGTCTTTGCCGTAGATGACCTGGCCATCACGGTCGGTGGCGATCGGCTCACCGTCTTCGCTCAGTTTGAAGGTGCCACGGGCGCGCAGGATGATGTCCTCGGCGGCCTCGGGCAGCGCACCGGCCTTGATGGCGGCAGCGCGGATGGAGTCGGCCAGCACCTTGTCGCTGTACTTGGCAGCGAAGGCTTCGGCCTTTTCTGCGCGCTCGTTGGCGGCCTTGATCTGCTTGTCGAGGTCGCTGCGCAGGCGCTCGGTGCGGCGGCTAACGACCTCGTCCAGCTTGCCTTCGGCGATCAGCTTGGTCTCTTCGTCTTGGCCAGCTTTGGTGAGCAGGCCTTTAACGGCCTCGATATCCAGGCCGTCGAACTTACCCTTGATCCCGTCCAACTCGGTCTTGATGGTCTTGTTGGAGTCGATCAACTCCCGGTTTTTGGCCTTGAGGCCCGAGACCTCGCCGTCCAGGTACTGTTGTACGTCGCTGCCCAGTGCTGCTTTGAGCGCGGCGGTCTGGACTTCGTCGAGGGTGAGGCCGTGGGCGGCCGGATCAAAGTCAAAAGGCATGTGGCTATCCCCTGGGGATTGGTTGACCCGCCTGGCGGGCAGAAAAACGCCCCGCAGTGCGAGGCCCTAGTTCGCGCCACGAAACTGTGGCTACGTGTTTTGTGGCGCGGGTCAGTTGATACCGGCCCGCTGGAACGCCAGCGGCTCCAGCTCCTTGAGCTGGTCCAGCGTCAGCGGTTTGAAATTCTTGTCCAGCTGCAGCGAGGCGAAGCGCTCAGCAGTAAGCCCGCCATCGCGGAACAGCTTGGCGCGTACCGGTCCCAGCGCCGCATCCTGGAACGCCGCTGGCTGCGTTTTAAGCCACTGGTAGTAGCTGAGGCTGGCCGAAACCTGCGCTCCGCCAGAGGCACCTACTGAGGCGCGCGTCGCACCCTTCGCGAATGCCGCCGACAGCTTGGTGATCGGCGTGATTGTCGTCCGGCAGTTGATGTGGAAAGGCGGCACCGGCCCCTTCCCTATCTCAAACTCGCGTCCGTCCAGGCTTTTGCACTGCTGGCTGGTCTTCCGGTCGAGGGTGGCCACGATCCGGTAGCCCGGGACGAACTCGGCGTTTGCGGCGAGCGTCTCCATGCGCGCCGTTGCGGACACGTGCTGCACGGCGGTGTGCATCACCGCCTTGGCATTGCGGTTACTCACCGCCAGCACGCCGTCGGTAAAGTTCTGCGCGGCCGTGCCCCGGATGGCCTGGGTGATCTCTGCGTTGGTTTGACCCTGTACCACGCCAAGCCGGATGGCATTGGTCACGCGAGTCGACTCGTTACGCGTCCAGCCGTTGAGGAAAGGCTTTAGCAGCGTACCGCCATCGATGCCCGCCACCTGTAGGGGCTGAGTGTTGATCGCCGCCCGAATGAGCGAGTCAGCCGGCATGATGGCGTCGATGAGTAGCGCCTTCGCCAGGCTACGGCTTTCGAATGCGGCCAGGTATTGCGCGATGTCTACCAGGTCGGCCTGCATGCGGTCGCCGAAAGCCTGATAGATTCCCAGCAGCTTGCCGCCGACCCGGCTCAAGAACTCCTCAAGCCTGGATCGGCTGTACGTCGTCAGTTCCTTGCGCGTCAGTTGGTCTCGCACCTGGCTATCCACCTGGCGCAGCACCGTCTCGAACTTCTTGACCTCACCCGCCTTCAGTCGCTCCAGCAGCACCGCGTGCCGACTGACCTGCTCCAGCAGCATCTCGTCCGCCGTTTGCGTCGGTTTCGTCGCCATCGTCTTTGTCCAGGTTGATGCCGGCCGACTCACGCTCGTCGCTGATCAGCCCGGCCTCTTCGTCGTAGGCCCGCTCGGGCAGTTTGCCGGTGGTGAGGTACTGCCAGTATGTCTCGGCGCTGATCGTGCCGGCCATGACGCTCTTCTGCAGCTCGGCCAGCACCTGGGCGTTGACCTCTGGAATCACAAACTCTGGCTTGACCGTGAAGACCACGTCGTCCGGGTTGTAGCCAGTCCACTCGGCGGCGTACCGCAAGGCCTGCTCAATGGCTGCCGCTGCTGTGATGACGATGCTGTGCAGCGTGGCGTGCTGGTCGTTCTGGCGTGTCTTGCGGGCCTCGCCTGACTCGGTGCCGGATACGTCCATGACTTTGGCGCCGGCCTCAAGGGCTGCGCTTTTCTGGTCGGACATGGCGGTGCGTACGGCCTCGACGCCCGCGCCTTGGAACTCCAGATAGCCGCACTGACCCTTGGGGCCTAGATCCCAGGCCGCCGATGGGCCGGTTACGCTCAGCTCGACGCTCTCGTCCAGGCCCGATACCCACGGCTGCGGGTGGCTGGTCTGGTGCAGAGCGGTGAAGTAGTCGGCGCTGAGCTGGTATGACTTAAGCGCGGCCCGGGCCATAGTCAGCAGCGGGATCTCGTCCACATCCGGTGAGTTGTCCGTTGAGCCGCAGTAGATGACCGGGATGTACTCGAGCCCGCGCACCAGTTGGTTGCCTGCGCCAACGGTGCCAAGGGGGCGCTCATCGTCGATGAGCTCGCCTGCTTCGTTGCGCACGGCCGTGTAGCAAACTTGTCCCTGCATGAAGAACTCACGGTAGACCGTCTGGCACTCGTGGCTGTAGCGGTCCTCCGCCTTCTTGCGAAACTCGCGGAACACGGCCAACACCAGGTCCTGGCGACCGCCTTGATCGGCGGTGTCCCAGTTGATGCCGTTCCGAGCAGCGTAGGTTGCAAAGTAAGGCTGGCCCTGGTCGTCCACGTTGACCACAAGCGGCACACGCCCGTGGGAGATCGTCTGCCGGACGATGCGCAGGAAGAGTTGAGTCAGGCCGAAGCCGTCGGCGGTGGCGTTCTCTTCGACGCCCTTGAGCCCACTGGGCAGCTTCACCTCAGGAATGAGCCGGGAGACCAGGCCCATCATCGAGCGCAGCGAATCGCGCACCCAGTGCTCGTACTGCGCTCGCGCCGTGTAGTTCTGGTAGAGGTAGGCATTGCCCTGGCCATCCAGCTTTTCAGCCTCGACCATACCGCTGGGCTTGGGCAGGTTGCGTGGACTGCCCTTGATGGCGCACTCGCCTTCCAGAGCATCGTCCATCATCCGCCACTCTTCGATGTGCGCGTCGTACTCTGGGTTGGTGGATTGAACAGGCATTACGCCAAACCTCCGATGCGGCGGGTGCCGGCGGACTGAGTCTTGATCGGGAACCGCTTGGCGATGAAATAGCCTGCGGCGTCGTTCATGTGGTCGTGACCTTTCTTCGGGTCTTTGTCCGGCTCGCCCTTGTCCGTGTAGGTCTGGCGCTCCAGGCACTGCGTGAGCTGTGGGCACTGGTCAATGTTGACCTTGAGGCGGCGCTCTCCGTAGGTATTCAGGAACATGGAGTTGACCGCGTTGATGCGGTCCTTAACGCCAGGGTTCTGCGAGTCGACCACAACGGTGAAGCCGGCCTTCTTGAGCAATGAAAGGTCCGACTCACTGGCATTCTTGCTGCTTGTGTTCTGTCCGCTGGCGTCTGGATACACGGAGATGCCATGCCCAGGGAATCGCGCCTTGATCTTGTCGATCATCTCCGGCGTGTCACGCACCGAGTGGAATTCGTCCAGCGCCAGCGGGAGGCCGTCACGTACGACGTAAACGACCGCCGCCATCTTCATGACGTTGAAGTCCATGCCGATGTGCAGCGCCTCGCCGGGCTGGATTCGCTCGCTGGTGCGGCACTCGTTCCGGTCGAAGGTGTAGTAGACGACACCCGCATAGTTTTCGAACCCTGCCTCGTATTCCTGCCGGAATGTGCGCGGGTCCATCTTGCGACGGGCTGCGTCCAGTTCCTCGGCCGGGACGTTGCCACCCTGCAGAGAGGTGTACTGCCAGCTCTTGTGATCCGGCTCGCCGCCCGGCTGCCCATCGCGGTAGGTATCGTAGCAGTGGTTGAAGCCCTTGGGAGTGCCGATCCGCAGCGCATGACCGCCCTTGCGGGTCTCCCCTGTCTGCGCGATCGTGTACTGGCACGTCGAGAGCATCGGCCGCAGCACTTCCTCCCACGCCGCCCACGGGCAATCGGCCCACTCATCCACCAAGACAAAGAACAGGCCAGAGCCGCGCAGGTTGTCGTAATTGTCCAGACCGACCACTCGCATGATGTGGCCGGACTTGAGCGTGATCGAGCACTCGGTTTCGTTCGGACGGGTTGCACGCCAGGCTTCCGGGATGGCCTGCTTCAGGCGGCGCCAGAACACGCGCTTGGCCTGCTTGAACGTCGGTGCGCCGTACCAGATCTCGTCCTCGACGCTCACACCCCACTCAGCCGCCAGGCGCGCCGCGCGGCGCATCTCTGCCTTGCCGAGGAAGGTCTTGCCGAATCGACGGCCGCACACCGCATCACGGAAACGCGCCTCTGGCTGGAAACCCCAGCAGTAGATGTTCGCCTGCTTGGGCGTCAGCTTAACCGGTGGGTCATAGGTGCGGGGTAGTCGGGACATTCTCGTCTGGCTCCAGCGTGTACTCAGCAACGGCGTGCTGCTGGTCCGCCTGGGACCCCAGAGGCTTGTCGGGTTCGATCTTGCGGTTGACGTACATGTCGCCGCACTCCTTGGCGGCCTGCTCGTACAGCTGGGCAGTCAGCGCCAGGTTGCGCATACTCTCGGCTTTCTCAGCCATTCGACCGAGGCCGCGCAAGCGGAACGCTCGGTTGGCGATAGGAATGTCGGCGGTCTCCTCGCGAAAGCGCTTGCGGGTGTCCTCAAAGAGGGTTCGCCACTTGGCAGCCAGGTTGGCCCCAGCGCGCTTGGTCGGGTCGTGCTGCTCCACCTGCTGGCGGGTCACATCGATGTCGAATTCTTGCTTCACGGCTTGTGAGACTTGGGTGGGCGTGTCAAAGCACGCCAAAGCCTGAACGATGAAGGCTTTCACATCGTTTGTCAGGGCTGCCATAGATTGGATTCCGTCTCATGCCTGTCTCACATCAGGCCAACTTAAGCAGACAGGTTCCGCAGGCCCTCGAAATGTTGATCTTGGCCACCTCAGGCGGCCGGCTTGCAGCGTCGATCAGCTGCTGTACTTCGTGGCTGGCACCGTAGCGCCTCACCACACCGACGAACTCTTCGACGTCATGGCTCTGCAGCTTGATCTTTGGTGCGCCGTCTTGGGTGAATGCTGGTTGGCCGTACTTGTCGGTCGCGTGAGCCAGGTGATACAGCTCGTGCTCCAGGAGTGCACAGAACTCAACGTCGCTGCACTGGGCGCAGTAGTCAGCAGCCAAGGTGATGATGAAGGCCGGCACATCGCCGAACCAATCACGCATCTGTTGCTCCATCCGAGCCTTCTGCCAGCCGCCAGCGCGAAACGCTACCTGTTCGGCCTGGCCCAAGACTGTACGGCCCTGTTTGGCGACGCTCGAAGACGCCCACATAACCCGGATGTCAGCATCCAATAGGTGGGCATGGTCTTCGTTGTGAATGCTGCCGGTGTCAGCGAGGATCTCGGCTTGGATCCACTCCCAAACTTCAGGGGCTGGGGTCAGACGGATGCCGAAGTCGGACAGCTCAAGCAGTGACGATGGTGGATATGGCCTATCCATAGATCACCTTGAGCTTGAAATGATGGTGCGGCAAGAATTGGTTCGATGCGGACAGGGATTCGCCCGGAGTCTGACGTTCGACGTAGGCTAGGCATGATCATTAATTCATCCAGCCTAACATTCGGCGCGCTCATCCAGATACCGGCATTACAGACCAACGCTGTTAGTTTTGGTCATCACACACAGTGATCCTCACTCCCGTGGCCACAATTTCGTACTCAGTCTCAGAAATCTTTTTCACTTGACCACCGCGTTGCATTTCGAAATGCTTCATACCTTCATGTCGAACCATGCCGCGGGATGAGCGCTCAACTGTCTCGTCCTGATAGATGTTGATCACGTACCTCACATTGTCCGTGCCTACGCCCGTGAGCTTTCCAACGTATTTATCTGACATGTCCTAACTCCTTGCGTGAACCCTCAAGGTAGCTGGTGCTGACATATCGTTCCACACCACTGAGTAGATCAGCTCAACATTGGGTTGGTCTGCGCCAAATCGTGCTTGTTTGTAAGAGATAGGCCCGGCCCGGAAGGCTCGTTCGATCGCCTCCCAGTCGGGTTGCTTGGTTGTCATGGTTATCCTTCTGGCTGCTCCAGCAGCACGTCAATCAGCTTCTGCTCGGCCAGCCTGAACAGCGCCAGGGCTTGTAGGTCATCAGCGACCGGGCCGAAACCGAATATCTCGACCTGACCGTCGGGACTGCGCATGGCCATGGTGCCGATGCTGCATGCGGGGAGTTCACCGCTATCCAGCTGGTCAGCGATCTTGCGCAGGGTGCGCGCAGCGTCGCGCCACTCTTCACGCTGGAATTGAACGACCTTCATGCATACTCCCGCGCCACGAAACGGCGCATGTCGATTTTGTGGCGCGGATCATTCAACCCGCACGATCTTCGCTACGTTCCCTTTGGCCCGGCAGACCAGCATGGCAGCCAGTAGGTAAAACGCAGTGTTGAACCAGGACACGTCGGCGAACTCATCGTGAAGCAGAATGCGGCCGATGAGGCTGACGCACTGCATGCCGGTAACCGCACATGCCGCCCAGGCCATGAGGGAGACGCCCAGCTTGTAGCGGGCATCAGGGTAAGGCCGGTAGCGCAGCCCAATCATCACGAAGATGACGGCGCACAGCGCGGCCTGGATAAGAGCAGCCATTCAACCCTCCTTCCTGGCCCGCAAGCGGAAGAACCAAGCCCACCACCGAGGCGGCTGGCCGGTCTGCATCCACTCGATCAGGCCAGAGAACGTGATCACGCACAGAGCGCCACACACGAAGGCGCTGAACCCGGCTGTCTTGGTCCCAGCCCAGCCCATCAATTCGGCGGCACCGAAGTACCCACCGATCCAGCCAGTCAGCAGGTAGCCGATTCGGCGCCAGGTGCTCATGTCCCTGGCGAATACAACGTAGAAGAAAGACCCACCGAAGGAGCCGACCAGAGTGGCCAGGTCCAGCTGCGGGAAGGCAGCACCCAGGCTGACGCTGGCAAGTAGGCCGGTCACTGCGAGGGCGCCGGTACTTGGTTCGGCCATAGGTGGTGCTCCAATAAAAAACCCGCACAGGGCGGGTAGTGGCTTCGTGCTATGGTTCAGGGCTCTCAAACCGTGGAGAAACACAGCATGAAACCAGAAATACAAAACATCAGCCTTAGCTCCGCCAGCATGGACGTCATTGTTAAGGTCAATGACTCTCTGACTATTAACGTTCGGCTTCCGATATCTGCGGCCCAGTACGAAAACATGACGGTCGCTCAAATCCGTGATGCAGCGACCCAGCATGCCAAGAACCAACATCGAGATTGATTGATTCCTAGCTGTAGACCTTGCCCTGCAGATTGTCGAGCTGTGCTTGCAGAGCCTCGATTCGCTGGTCAGTGCGACTTTTGGCAGTGACGAGGTCTAGGCTGAGCGACGTCAGGCGATCATTGACCGATCGATTCTCGGCACCCTGGTTCGACCCAGCTTTCTCGATCTCGGCGATTCGCGACCTCAGATCGGCGCCGATTTCGGACTCGATGATCTGCTTCGCGATTTCGCTCAACAACAGGCCGGGATCGACGGCAGCCCCAGCAGCGCTGCCGGCCGCTTGCTCAACGCCTACACCAATGCCAGCAGCGTAATACTGACCCTTCTCGTCAACTTCGAGCCGGACCTTGAACTCGACTGGATTGAGCGTGACGCTCTTGATCGTCGCTTCGGTAATGAACACTTGGTCATCGATCACAACGAATGGGCTGCCAGGGTCTTCGACGCGCTTCACAACCTCAAGCTGGCCAGCCCCGGCCTGACGCAGAACAGTCTGGGCCGCACGGATCTGTCGGGCCGTTTCGCCATGGAAGACGAACTTGCCGATGCGAAGAAGCTCTACGGCTTCCCCTGACTTGATGTGCACCTCAGCAGATCCTTCGCTGTACTTGCGGCCTGTCAAAGTGCAGGTGGCGCTGGCATCAGCCGCGCCCGCCAGGCCGCACTGCACTGAGCCGATTCGCTGGGCAAGCGCCATGTCGGCATCCGCTCGAACAGAAGCTTCTCCAGTAATTTGATTGGACAGGCCCGACACGGCAGTGCCCTGAGCTGTTACCGGCGAACCCAAAGGGGCGATATGACCTTCGCAGGATGAAACGCGGATAGCGAGGCTTGCGACGGCGGAGGTGTCAGCTTTGCCAGCCGCCTGCGCTTGAAGCCCGGCAACCATGGCGTTCAGCGCGTCGATACTGGAGCGCAATGACGCGATGGCTTGATCTGTTTGGGACATTTGCTGACTCCAGACATGACAAAGCCCCGGCGGATGCCGAGGCTCGTGGATGACTACTTGCCGGGACTATTGAGGCCCTCTGCGGGCAATAAAAAACCCGGCGCGAGGGCCGGGTTCTGCTCGTCAATCCTCAACACACGCATGAATGACAGGATGAGGGAATAATGTTGCACGGTTGCGCGGTTGTCAAGCTGCGTCTGCCATCAAAATGCCTTCGTCCTCCAAAATCTTGGCAGATGCCGCCAGTGCCTCGACAACCATCTCGTCCAGCACCTTCTCAATGGCCTTCTTCCACCGCCAGTAGGTGGTCCTGTTCAGGCCCTGGTTGTCCCAGGAGTTGATGTCATAGAACTCAGCCGGCAACACGATCATGTCGGTGGAGCGCTTGACGTACTGATCGCGACGGGCCTGGCCAGCATCTTCGGGCATATCGCCGCCTGCAAGGTGCTGGGTCACGCCAGCGTTCAGCGAATCGAACTCTGCGCGCTCGCGCGCCGCCCGGCTGGCCACCTCATTCCCTGAATGAGCCTGGAGGCCTTTGACCGGCGGAATTGCCCAGGCAGTCACCGCCTTGTAACGGAACAGATTCGGCGCCTGAGTGGCGATCAGCGGCACCAGCTTACCGATGGCTTCCACCTTCTTGGCCTTGTGGGTCGAGAACCTGGCCGTCAGCGCATCCCAGTGCCGCGTAATCAGCTTGCTGTGCAGGCGGGCGTGCACCCAGCAGTCCACCAGCATCGCCGCATCCTTGCCGGTGATTTCCCCCTTCAGCTTTGAGGCCTGAACTTTTGGCTCGAAGTCGCCACCACCCACTCCACTCATGGTTTCTGCAGCCAGGGCGCGTACCACTGCTGCCAGAACGCTTTGGTATTTCATCGGCCCTGCTCCTTCTTGCGGCGAACTTGGATAGATCGGGCGCGCAGTGCACACCAGGTTGAGATGACGCCAATGCCCAGCAGCAGTGCCCAGGCCGTGTCGTTGATAGTCCAGCTCATGCTGCTGCCCTCTTGAGGTCGCGTAGTTTCTGGCGATATAGGGCCTTGATGGTCTGCAGGTCTTCGATTGGGGAGGTCATAACGTGCAGCCCTCATGCAGGACACGCTTTGCTGCCACGTAAGCTTGATGAGCCGCTTGCTCGGTCATGAAGGCACCAAGGCTTCGTTGCTTCCCGTCAACGCTTATTGCTGACCTCCAAGGTGCCGACCTGCCCCGCTTATTGGCATACACGCCCAAAAGATTGCTGGATCGCTTGTTTCTTTGCGGCCTACGAATGTTTTGTTGGTTCTTCTGCCTGCTCACCTCGCGGAGATTCGAGAACCTATCGTTGGTCTGGTCGCCGTCGATGTGGTCAATCTCAAGGTCCGACCAATTGCCAGTCATCCATAGCCAGGCCAGGCGGTACCCAAGGTAGAGACGACCATCTATTCGGATCAGCGCTCTACCATCCTTCCGCCTACGACAGCCAGCGAGGTCACCAGCCCCATGGATGATTACCGATCCCCTGAAGCCGCCTCGGCTTTCGCTAATCCAGTAAAAATCTCCAGTTGCTGGTTCATACCTGACAAGCTCGCGCAGGCGCTCTGCAGTCAATGTCATGCTGCGATCCTCCATTTTTCGATCCGGCGGCACTTCTTGAGGAAAATCGTCTTGATCCGCTTCAGATAGGGGATGTCGTGCCGAACGATTTCGCTGTTGCATTCCAGCCAATCAACCTTGGCTTGGCCGATCTTCTGGATGAGCGCAGGCCGGTACGCCATGATGTTTCCGCTCAGGAAGTTGTTGCAGGCGCTGCACGACTTGTTCATGTTCCAGAGGTTGAACCGCAGGTGTGGGGCAGCGCCTACACTTCGAAAGTGCGAGCAATGCCACTGCCCCTGCCACGATGCCGGCTTGTCACAGCTGATACACCCCAGCTGAGCGTCACGGAGGCGCACGTAGCGATTGATCGCCGCCTGAGCCTCCCTGGCGTGCTCTGCTCGCGTCTTCAGCTTCTCACGGCGCTCCTGGAGGTCCTGGCGCTTCTGCTTTGTGATGGCCTTGGCCGCGAGCTTTTGCAGGTTTGGATCTTTGGCCATGGCCAGTGCACAGGTAGGGCTGCATACCTTCTGCGTTGACAGCATGGGCTTGAAGCGCTGGCCGCAACCTGGCGCCTTGCACTTCTTCGGTTTGATCTCGGCTACGCGCATGGCTGGGCCTCCTTGTCCTTCTGCTGATCAGGGGCGAAGTCTCCGCGCAATGGCATAAGCTCACGCTCGTGGTAGCTGAAACGCTTTGCGCCTCGAAGCACTACCCACCGGTACTCAAGAATGGTTGTCCTCATCCCATCCGGCGTCAGAAATACATCGCCTGGACTCACTAGCAACTCGAGCTCCACACAGCTTCCGACAGGCACGGAAGGCAGCGGAGCCAAGGTTAGCGCCAGGTCGCCCGGCTTGAATTGATGGTTCATGCCACGTTCCTCCGGCGCTCACCGTAGATCGCCATCATCAGATCCTCAGGGTGCGGCAGGAGCAGCTGCAGGTGCTCTGCGCAGTAGGCATCCAGCAGTTCCAGGTACTGGGTCATCTGCTGGGTGGTGAACTTACGGGTCTTGGCCCGGCCGACGCGGTACCGGGTGCCGTCGGGCAGCTCCACTGGGTGCACCTCGGCGGGCCAGAGCTTGGCCACCAGGATCTCGTGCCACTCCTCGGCGCTGGCTAGTTGGCCGAAAGAGTCGCGCAGATGCGCCTGGATCAGTCCGTTCCACTGCCACAACAAGCGGTTCTGTGCGTCCGACCTACGGCTGCGCACCTCGACGATGGTCAGCCGGCGTGGCTTGGCCAGGTCCAGGCCCTGGATGTAGCCGAGCAGTCGGGTACGGTCGGATTCGTTGCGGAGCATGAGGTCAGTCAAGGTCCACCCCCTTCATTCGAGCCAAGAGCTTCAGCTTGCTGACTTCTTCGCGCAGGCCGCGCAGTTCTGGCAGTAGCTTTTTCAATTGCCACGTGGTGCCGTAGGCCCAGCCCACCGCACCGCCGGAGAAGACGCTAGCCACCAAGCAAGTGGTGAAAAAGACGAGTTCAGTCATTGCTCACCGCCTGGGCCGTGGCCGCCTCGATCACCGCCAGCACGCCAGCACGGCACTGCTCGCCATCTGAGCCGTTATCGCGCGATTGGTAGTAGGCCCCGTTGAACGCTTCGCGCACCTCATCGCTGGAAAGGCGCTTGATGGCCTGACCAGTGCGCAGCGCCTCGTTCTCGGCCTTGAGCTCGTCCCGTTCGCCGGTGGTCACCCGCAGGTCCGCCTTCAGCATGCCAAGACTCACGTCGCCGCCCACGGTCAGGTCTTGATACTCCCGGATGCTCTCGGCCTGGTTGGCGTTCTTTCGCTCCAACCGATCAATCTCCGCGAACAGTGCCAGGACAGTGTCCGGCGTGCACGCCAAGGCGAATTCCGCGTAATCCTTGTTCTGCGCCATCAGTTCCGGGAATGACCGATTCTGATGCACATCGAAGACAATCCCGCTGTCGTTGCGGATGTATAGGGCGCCGTGGCTGCGCATGAAGCGAAGCGGCTGATGCGGGAGGCAGGTTACGGCCAGCGCCTTCAGGTCGCGCATCTTGCTGGTGTCCATCAGTGCTCACCTCGCAGAATTCGGTCGTGCTTGATCAGGGCATGGCATTTCGTTCCCAGGTGCCAGCGCTTCATGGTTCCGTTTTTGCGGATCAGTGGCATGGTCCACTCCCAACTGCGGAAGTGACTCCACAGCACAGAAAGCGCCTTGGCGATTTTGGTCTCGTCCATCAGTGCTTCTCCCTGGCTTCGAGCATGACGTCTGCGAAGGCGTAGGCCGCCTCCGAGTACTGCGGCATCGTCTGGTGGTTGTGGCGATTGCCCTGGGCATCGGTGTAGCCCCAGCCGCCGGCGATGATCATCGCGTTCAGGGCGGTCATTGCGATCTCATCACGCAGGCGCACCAGGTCATCAGGCGTGCCGGCTGCGATTGCTTTTGCTGGTCTGGACATCACACCCCCTCCCCGGCCGGCTGCCCGGCGCGCTTGATGTTCAACTGAGCGATTGCGGCACGCGTCTGCCGCTTACGCAGGTAGGTTTCAACTCGGCGGCGCTGGGCATCCTTGACGCGCTGGCGGTCTTTCTTGGCTTGAGCTGCCTTGATGATGCAGCGGACCTCGGCGAGCTTTTGTCGCATCTCGGGACTGGCTTTCTCCCGCACCTGGCCGGTGATCAGTCCAGCAATAGCTAATCCATCCTCGCTGGGCGGCGCGATGCGCAGGTGAGCAAGATGCTTTGCACCAGCTTCTTGGCTGATCAGCTTCGAACGCACGGCGGATTCGATCGCGCTGGCGCGGCGCGCCGGGTCGTAACCCAACGAAACTTCCCATTTAGCCGGTGCAGCCTCAGCCCTTGCGGCGATGACCAAGCGCTCGTAGGCGCTCATGAAGGCCATACGGGCGCCGACCTTGTCGCCAGCCTCTAGCACGGGACCTGAGGCGGCCATGGCCTGGCGAATCTCGGCGGTCATCACCACAGTCTCGCTTTCGTCGCTGGCCGATAGGGCAATGGCCCAAGCCTCGTCCTTGCCGGGGTGACCGTCAGCGGCCTGAGCGTGCTTGAGGACCGCAGCCACGGTTAGCCGCCCACCTTCGCGCCGGCAGTTGCGCAGGGCACCGCTCAAAACGGGCTCGCTGTACTCGCGAAGATCTTCAATCATCAGCAGCGCAGCGCCCTGGGTGAGTTGCTGGTCCATCACCTCGGCAGTGGCGAACAGCGACAGCAGCAGTTGGTCTTGCTGGTCTTCACTCAGCATGGGTTGCAGCCCTCTTGGCTCGAAGCGCTTCCAGGGCCTGCTCGGCAGCGCTAACGTTGGCTTGGGTTTGCTCGATCTGGCGGGCAGTGGTGCCGGTCATCTGACGATTGGTGACCCACTGGGTGTGGTAGGCCTCGGCGTTCTGGAGCAGGTCACCAAGGCTGTGCATGCGGCTGACCAGCTTGCTGTCGTTGATCCGAACGAAGTAGGCGGCGACGTGATGGGCAACGTCGGCACCCAGGCGGTCAACCAGCTGACCAATCTGCCCGCCAACCTTGGCGTTCCATACCGGCCATGCTCCATGGCGGCTGCGATAGGCCATGGCGTAGTTGGCCCAGGCCTTGAAGGTTTTGCAGGACGGATCTTTCGGGCCTGGCATGTCGGCCGGGATTTCGCAGCGCGGCGTATCGGACGAAACCAAGGCCAGCGCGGCAGGTTGCGATGGCGCAGCCGGGGCCTCCTGCACACTGTGACTGGTACCCTGATTGGTATCCTGATTACTGGTATCCTGATTTGTCGGAGATTTTTCCGACCCAGGCTCGGATTTTTTTCCGACCTTGATCGGATTTTTTTCCGACCCTGATCGGATTTTTTTCCGAGGTGCAGCGTCGGATTTTTTTCCGACCCTCTCTTGTTTGGTCGGATATTTTTCCGACCCATCAAGCTTCTTGTTCCACTCTTTGCCCTTGGCAGTGAGCTGCACCAGCGTGATGTTGTTGGTGCTGGAAAGGTTGATCAGGCCGGCGCCTGCAATCGCCTTCAGCAGGCGATACGCGGTATCCGGCTTGTCGGTGAGCAGCGGCAGTTCCTCGACAATCTTCGCCTTGCTCAAGGCGTAGAAATCGCCTTTGTCCGTCTTGACCAACTTGGCCCAGCTTGGGCACTCGTAGACGAACGCGAACAGCAACGCCTGCTGGGCATTCAATCCCCAGTCCAGCGCCTTCGCCTGGTTGATCGTGACGGTGAACTGCATGTCAGTCCCACCCCAACGGGCCAGGCCGCTTCTTCTCAGCCTTCAGCCCAATCCTAGCCATGGTTTCCAATGCGGATAGATACTCAGCGGTTACGACCACGGCAGTCTGCGGTACAACACGAAGCCCCAGCATCGCCTGGACTTTCGCCCAGCGCTGGTACTCACCGTCATTCCAGCGGGAAACTGTCGACTCACTGCAACCCGTTTCCAGGGCAATGCGCTTTTGGCTGACCTGTGCAACCCGCTGCAAGATCAGGGTCTCGATCTCTCGGGCAATGTCGCCTTCGCTGAGGCTTAATTGGCTCTCAGACATGATCAGGCCACCATCTCAGCTCTGACCAATGCAGGACAAAGCTCCACTGCCGAGAAGAGACCCTCAGTCTCAGCTTGTGCCCTTAGAGCCGTAACTGCACTCATGCCGTGACGACCAGAAACCCATCCGGAAACCGTTCCCTGCTTGACCCCTAACGATTTAGCGGTCTTAACCTGCCCACCAAAGTGGTCAACAAGTTGATCGTAAATGCTCATCGAAAACCCTCCTTATAGGATTTCCTATAAATCTACACATAGGAACACCTATTTGCAAGGTTATCGGACCACCTATATAAGACTCACATGAACTACAGCCAAAGACTCAAAGCCGCTCGCAAGCACGCTAAGCTGACCCAGGCGGAGCTATCCAAAGCCGTGGGAATCACGCAGACATCTATCTCCGACCTGGAGACGGGCAAGTCAGCTTCGTCCACGTTTGGCGCGAGCATTGCCCGCATCTGTGGGGTAAGCGCGCTATGGCTCGAAACTGGCGAGGGCAGCATGACTGAGCAGGGTCAGAACCCTGCCAACGCTCGGTCGAATGATCTTGGGTCGAATGAAACGATCAACATCGAAGGCCTGCCCGCCCCTCTGGCCCAAAAGATCAAAAGCTACCGCAACCTGGTGGACGTGCCCCGCTACGACGTAGAGGGCTCCATGGGCCCAGGCTCGGAGCCGCCTGATATCAACATGGTTGTTGAGCACATGAGCCTGGATGCGAACTGGGTACGGCAGAACTTGACCTACACCAAGCTGGAGAACCTGAAGCTGATTTCGGGCCGAGGCGACAGCATGGCGCCGACGATCCGCAGCGGGGATGCAGTGCTGGTCGATGCTGGGGTTACAACCGTCGAGGACGATGCCATCTACTTCTTCCTCATGCGCGGGAAGCTGCAGATCAAGCGCATTCAGAGAGGGCTGGACGGCCTGACGATCATTTCGGACAACGGGCAGTACCCGCCGATTGAGGTGCCTGGTGATCGCGAGGCTGACATCACTGTGCTGGCCCAGATCATCTACTGGTGGACCGGCCGGAGCTTCTAACCATGCCTCTAACCAAGCCCAGACAAGACCTCCGCCGCGACCTCCAGGGTCTGGCCAGCGACCTTAAATGGTCGGCGGTCGAGCTGATGCGCATTGCCGACCGACTGAGCCAGGCCGGAAACGAGCATGACGCCCAGGCCGTGATCAGGATCTGTCAGGTGATGCAGGCTGGGGAGGATCGATTGGTGGGGTATGGGGATGAGGTGGAGGTGGGACTGATTGAGCGGCTAAAAGCCAGTTAGCACTAGGTTATCAGTCAGGTGTTTTATCGGCGTGGTGGCTTGTAGCCTCCCCGATCGCGGCAGAGCCCCTGCGCAATTTTCGTAATTCTGATGTTTACATGGAGGTACCGTTGATACCCTTCTGGACTGCGCAGGGCGTATTGCCCCCAATCGATGAGCAAGACCCGACTTCTCCGAACAGGGCTCCGTACGCGACCGATGTCTCGCAGGTCGTGGAGCGATTCTCTACTTCCCTGGAACGATGCATGGTCCTGGAAGGGTTTCTTTCCCATAGAGCCGAACTGCACCGTATCGGCATAACGGGCGGTCTGCAATGGCTGAATGGCAGCTTCATGGAGAACGTCGAGCTCCTCGAAGGCCGGCCACCGAATGATATGGACGTAGTCACATTTGCTGATGTGAGCACCGCCATCCAGGCTTCGTTGACACCAGACGACATACGAATCTTGACCGATAATGCTTGGATCAAGGATAACTTCAAAGTCGACTTTTACCTGACCTTGCTGTCTGATCATCCAGAAGCACTCATCGAACTGGCCGCTTACTGGTACAGTATGTGGGCGCACCGAAGGTCTCAGCAGTGGAAGGGGTTTTTGAGCGTTTCGCTTGATCCGGCCTTCGACCAGCAGGCATCTGACCTTTTGGCGGTACGCAAGCAGGAGATCCAAGATGAACAGAACTGAATTCACGCACGCTAGGGCCGAGCTCAGTTTTTTGGATCGCGCCTCAAAGAAAGCAGGCTTGAGCGATCTGACCCGTCTTTCATTGCAATCGCGGATGTCAAAAATCGCAGACTCTCTACGCGATCCAGGCCAGGGCGCTTACGCCCCCGCTAAGGCGATCGTCACGTACCGGGGTGCGCCCGTTAGGGGGGTGCATGGAATTCTGGCTGAGTTTGGCGCCGTGGCCACGACCAAGTTTTCCGATGCCGTAGCCGCCGTGGCCGCGTCGATAGGCGGAGTTCTTAATGATTTCGGGCGCATACCGAACCGATCCCAGAACCAGATATTGATTACTGGTACAGCAATGGGATCGTTTGGCTTTGAATTCGAGGAAGCCCCTCCTGTAGATGCTCAGCTTCCACTTGAAGGTACAACAGCCGTTTCCCAGGCGTTTGAACTGGTGGCGGAATTGCTTGAAGCCTCCACAAAAGGGGATGAGGAACTTTCAGAACCTGCTTCTCGTCTGGGCACGCGAGAGCTCAAGCTTATCTCTGAGTACCTCGACAAGCTTGTCGCTTATGAAGCCTTCTGCAGCCTAAAAACACGGGACCACGCCTTCTCGTTCAGTAGTGTCGATCAAGTGCGCCTGAGCAAATCCAGGCTGAGCATCGAAAACATCGTTGAGCAAGAAGTTGTTTTCTCTGGGGAGTTTCTCGGCGCATTCCCAGCTGATAGGCGATTTGAGTTCAAAGCTGCGGATGGGACAATCCTTCACGGGCGTATCTCAGCAGAAATCGAAAATCCTGCAGTGATAAACGCTCACCTCAATAAAGCCGCAACCATCAAAACCAGCGCTAGGACGGTGGGGAAAGGGCGGCCTAGGTATGCGTTAATCGCAGTTTCTTGGTAATACCCTAAGCCCGCCTCGGCGGGCTTTTTCATGCCTTCACGCTTTTTCACGCCCTACCCTGCACAGTGAAGGCTCACCCATCTTCCCCTTAGCCCGCATAGCAGTGCGGGCTTTTCTTTGCCTGCGTGATGGCGGATGGCCAGAGTGGTAGGATGGTGATTTCTCAGGAAGAGCAAAATGCGCAAGCCCCTTCTGGCTAGTCTGTTCACTTCTCTACTGTGGTCAACCCTGGTCTCCGCTGAGCCGACCTATATAGAAAAAATGACTGGCCTTCCCGCCATCTGCACCATTGATGCGATTGAGCAGCAGACCAAAGTTTGGGATGCAGAAAGAAGGTTTGGCGTGGGCAGCAAGAGCTGGTCTAAAGCCTTCCATCAACGCCTAGATGTGGTCAGGGTCTGTGTAGATGACGCCAAGATTAAAGGAAAAGCCTTGTACAAGGCTGAGGCCGGTCGCCTGCCGCAGCTCAAAACAGAGCTGGCCGACATGTACGTCTCGTGGCTCGGTTATCTGGATCACCTGATTGATGACGACCGCGACGCCTACCGACGCCTATACGAGTACTCAGCAAATCAGCTGAAAGCACAGATCGATTCTATGTAGAAACCACGACACCCAGACGAGCCCGCCAAGCGCGGGCTTTTTTGTGGGTCCGTGAAAAATTATAGGTACTCCTATTGACTGATAAAATAGGATCTCCTATATTCACTCCATCGAGGCGGCAGCCACAAAGCCCCTCGACAGGCCCTCAAGCCGACCGCTCTTTAGCGACACACCTTGCCGGATCGACACCGGCCCAGATTCAAAGGCAGCGATGGACAGGCCTCAACAGTCCAGAGGGGTGGCAACTGCCCCGGGCGTGCAGCGTAAAGCGCCGAGACCAGTTATCCAGCGGGAAGAAATGCCGAGAGGCCCGCGGCTGGAGGGACAACGAGATTTGAGCCAGCGACCGACGCCAGTAGCGGGTTGCGGCAGATTTCACTGGCTGGCCTTGGCGACAGGGCCAGACGGGAAGTCGAAACGTTCAAAGCGATACGTCGTCAGCGTGTGGATTTAGGGAAGAGTAACCACGGCAGTGGTGAACCCGAAGCCGAAGGCAACCGGTGCTCTGGCCCGAAAGGGCAACACCGCTCTACCGGAGAGGTTTCACACGGGCAGGTTCGGTCGCTTTGTTCGTTTCGGCCCTAATGGCCGAGAGGTGAAGATCATGAAAGACCAGATTCCGGTCGAGCCGGACGAGGATTCCGAGTTTCAGGATTAACAGGATGAACTGGAAGCCGAAGCCTGCGAGCGTGAGGCCAGCCAGATGCGAAGGGCTGAGGAAAACTTCGGCTACTGAACAACCAGCGCCACGTCCGCCTGACGTTAACTGCCCGATGCCCTGCTCCCCATCGCAGGGTTCATCGGGATGTGGCCTTTGCTGATCCCCTGGCAGCCTAACCGTGAGTCAGGGTAATAGCGTGGAGGCCGCATCACCGATGCACCTTTCTTCATCCATGCCCGGCTTGAATCGGAACCCAGTAGCCGTGATGCCAGGCCCCGCTTACCGGCCGCAAGGTTGGTTACCGAGAATGCGAAAGCGCGGGTATCAGGCTTAGCCATATGCGCTGGCAGGTGTCAGCAAGCCGAATCATCGATGCAGATCGCATCACGCAGGCGAGTCCGGGGCCGGTAGGCCAGTCCAGACGCATCCGGGCAGCTCCGGCGCCTGCATCCCCTTCCCTTCACATACGACCGCATCGACAGGTGCCGGGCTTGGCTTTTCACGCCCAGCTTGGTCACTGGTGCCCGGCACCTGATCAATGCGGTTGGCTACCGAGGTTTACAAGATGAGCAATCACACTCCAGGGCCGTGGTTCTCGCCCGACGACAAGACAATCAAGCAAGACTACCGCCCCATCGGACTCACTGAGTCGGCCGGCTGCATGATCGCTTCTGTCATGGGTGGGCCAACCAGCGGCCCCGCTTTCATCGAAGTTGCCGAAGAGGTTGCCGCAAACACCCGGCTGATCGCCGCCGCGCCTCAACTGCTGGAGGCCCTTGAGCGGATTGCTCGCGAGCACGACTGCGGTTGTGTCCCTTGCACCGGCTCGTGCCGCAGCAAAGAAGCTTTGGAAATCACCGTAGAGGAAATTCAGGAGATTGCCCGCGCCGCCCTCGCCAAGGCCCGGGTGAAGCCATGAGCGACTGGATCAAGTGCTCTGAGCGCATGCCTGAGCTGCCAAAGGGCGGCGGCAAGGCCTGGGTAATCGGCTACACCCCGGCACGGAAAGCGCAGAGCACCTTCAACGGCGCCCGCTTCCTCTACTGGAACGGCATCGACTGGCGTTATGGCGACGGCTCGCGCTTCGAACACCGCGTGACGCACTGGCAGCCGCACCTCACTCCACCCACCGAGTAACCCACCACCTGGAGGCGACCATGGCCGACCACGCCGATCTGTACGCCGATAGCGCCCAGGCGCGCGCCTTGGATCGTCGCCTCTCCGCTGACGAGCAAGTGCACTGGGCTGCTCATGTAACCCCAGAGGAAGCAGCAGAAGACAACAGGGCCTGGCTGGACACCCTGCGCGCTCGCGACGAACAGCAGCAAGCCAGCAGCCGTCGAGCAATCGCCTCGGCGCTTGGAAAGATGGAAGCACTTTGCGGCTCAGGTGCCGCTCGGAGGACAGCATGAACAAGGGTATACGTCAGGCGGTTGTCGACATCATCGACTCCCGCTTCGTTGCGATCTGCGCGAATTTTAGCGAAGCGGTCCGTGGCGAACTGATCATGGCCATAGACATGGCCGGCCTCACTGGAGCTATCGACCTAGCCGAACAACGCAGCTATACCGAGCGGCTGAATCGGATCATCGATCGCAACTATCAACAGCTGGCAGAGAACCTCGGGGGGGGGTGGCATGAGCACCTCACCGGTCAAATCGCTGATTGACGAGCAGCTTGAACAGATCGAGCGCAGCCTGGCCATCATCAGCTTCGGGCTTCCCTTCAACGAAGTGATCGGCCTTCCTCGCGAGTTGCCTGTGGCCAGCCTCAAGCGCCAGCTGAGCGCCACCATGAAAGGCCGGCGCATCGCTGTGAGGGTCAGGCCGTGACCCGCCAGCAAGCACGACGCTGGGCATTCTGGCGCGGCAGCTTCATCACGCTATCCCTGTGCACCGCATGGATGTTGGCCAGCGCATACGCCGACCGCATCACCTCCTGAGGCACCCCATGAACACAACACCCCGCCTGGCCGCCCAGCTCGACTGGATGACGGTCGGTTCGTTCTCGCCTGAGCAGTACCAGGGCGATGAGCGCAAAGAGTACGAAGACGAGGCTGCTCGAATTGAGTGGCAGTGGGACAACCAATCGAACTGAGGGCATCCCCATGTTCAAGAAAGCCGAACGCAAGCAGGCCAAGCTACGGCTGGCACTTGCTGGGCCATCCGGGTCTGGAAAGACCATGTCTGCGCTGCTCATGGCCAAGGGCCTGGGCGGCCGGATCGCGGTAATCGACACCGAGCACGGCAGTGCATCGTTGTACGCGGACATTGCCGACTTCGACGTGCTCGAACTTCACGCGCCCTACTCGCCCGAGCGCTACGCCGAGGCGATCACCGCCGCCGAGCAGTCTGGTTACAGCGTCCTGATCATCGACAGCTACTCGCACGAGTGGACCGGCTCCGGCGGCTGTCTAGAGTCGAACGAGAAGCTCGCGCACCAGAAGTTCAAGGGCAACACCTGGGCGGCCTGGAACGAAACCACACCGCGCCATCGCAAGCTGACCGACAAGATCTTGACCAGCCCACTGCACATCATCTGCACCATGCGCAGCAAGACCGAGACGGTCCAGGGCGAAGGCAAGAAGGTGATCAAGCTCGGCATGAAGTCTGAGCAGCGCGACGGCACCGATTACGAGTTCACCGTGGTGCTTGATATCACCCACGACGGCCACGGCGCGATCGCCAGCAAGGACCGGACAAAGCTGTTCGACCAGCCTGAGGTGATCAGCGAGGAAACCGGGCGTCGTTTGCTGGCCTGGCTCAATGACGGCAAGTCGCAGGCCGACTTGCAAGCCACTGCGCTGCAGGATGCCCTGTCGAAGATCCCGGTGACCGAGACCATGCAGGAGCTGCAAAGCGTGTATTCGGCAGCGTACCGGATCCTTGAGCAGTCACCCGATTACCTGGCGCAGCTGAATGCCGCCAAAGACCAACGCAAAGCAGAACTCGCGGAGAAAGCAGCATGAGGGGCATCAACAAAGTCATCCTGGTCGGCACGTGCGGCCAGGACCCCGAGGTCCGATACATGCCGAACGGCAACGCGGTTACCAACCTGAGCCTGGCAACCAGCGAGGCCTGGACCGATAAGCAGACCGGTCAGAAGGTCGAGAAGACCGAATGGCACCGGGTGGTGCTGTTCGGAAAGGTTGCCGAGATCGCCGGCGAGTACCTGCGCAAAGGCTCGCAGTGCTACATCGAAGGCAAGCTCGAGACTCGAGAATGGGAAAAGGACGGTATCAAGCGGTACAGCACAGAGGTGCGCGTCGACATCAACGGCACCATGCAGCTGCTGGGCGGCAGGTCTGACAACCAGGGCGGCGGGCAGCAACAGCGCCAACAGCAGCAACAGCAGCGTCAGCCCCAAGAGCGTCAGCAGTATCAGCGGCAGGCGCCCCAGCAGCGACAGCAGGCCGCGCCGCCTGACAACTTCGATGACGACATACCCTTTGCCCCGCTCCATCCCCTCGCAGGTGCATAGCCATGCCTCTCGCAACCACCCTTGATCTGCTCCAGCGCCGCAAGGAACTGGAGCAAAACCTGCAGCTTCTTTTTAACCGCAGTTGCCAGTGGAGCCGCGCCGAACGAGTGCGCGGCGCTGCCACCATCGAGAACCTGACACAGCAGCTGTTCGAAATCACCGAGCAGATCGACGCAGCGCGCGCTGCATGAAGCGCATCACCAACCTGGTCCGCCAGCGCCGGCGGCAAGAACAGTTCCACCTGCCGCCCAGCGGCCTATCGGAGCACAGACATGCAGAAAGCACCTTCTGGAGTGGTAACCCTACCGGCCTGGCTGAAGCGGCCGGTCAAGAAGCTGTACAACACCCGCAGCGGCGGCCAGTACCGGCCTGATGATGTGGCCCTGGCCTTCGCCCTGAGCCTACGCATGCACGACAGCGCCGACCACTTGCGCAGGCTGGCCCGGCGCCTGGTCGACAAGGTCTGCCTGGAGCATCAGCCGAACATGAAGCGCCTAGCCCGCGAGCCGGACGACGCCAAGGTGTTCGACGCATCGCTCAAGATCATCAACCGGGTGTGCGACCTGCTGGAATACGCCCCGGGAACCCGCTTTGTGCGCAATGGAGGCGATGATGGCTCTGACGCAGCAGCAGCGTGACGAGAAACGCCGCGCCAAGGCCGAACGCCTGCAGGAAGAAGACCTGCGCTTGAAGGTTCGACCAGGGACTAAACAGGCTCTGCTTGAGCTGATGGAGTGGGCCGGGATCGAGGAGCAGGGCGAGGCGATGACGCTGATGATTCATCACCTGCATGGGCTTGGCCCGGGCGGTGCGCTGCCGCTACTGGAACCTCCGCGCCACGAAATCACGGTTTCGCCGGTTGTGGCGCGGAAGCTGGAGCTAGCTTACCAGCGTGAGGCGCTAAAACTGACTCAGGATGGCTGACCCACCTCTTTGGTCTTGAGCCAGAAAAGATCCCCGCTACGGTTGTACTCCCTGCTCCACTCATCTTTACAATCTCGGCATTTGAGCGACAGCTTGTGGCCGATAGCATCGCGCCCAGCTAGCACCTCAAATCTTCCGAGGTCGCCACTGGAATCATACGACTCCATCGATTTTCCACAGCAGCTATTTGGAAAAGCCATCTTCACTCCTTGTGCCCGGCCCCATGCCGGTCACCCGTAATACCCCATCCCAAACCAAATTGCCACCATGCCGCGACCCAGGCAGGGCCTCGCGCACCCAGGAGAAACACATGAAGGTAGACACCGAAGTCATGGCGCTGCTCAGCGCTGCTCGCACCGAAGGCAACAATCTGTTCATCACCGGTGGTCAGCTGGATCGCGGTCTGTATGCCCGCCTGGACAAAACCCTGAAAGCTGCCGGCGGCAAGTGGAATACCAAGGCCAAGGCGCACCTGTTCGCCGGTGACGCTGCCGAAGCGATCGAGAACATCATCCTCACGGGCGAGGTCGCGGTTCCGCAGGACTTTGGCTTCTTCCCAACTCCAGGCCTGGCGGTTGATCGTCTACTGGAGTTCGCCCAACTGGAAAAAGGCATGTCGGCCCTGGAGCCATCGGCGGGACGAGGCGCCATTGCCAGCGCCCTGGCCATCGCCGGCTTGGATGTTGATTGTGTCGAGCTTCTGCCGGACAACGCCAAGCACCTAGAGCAACTGCCTTTCCGCTCCGTACGCTGCGCTGACTTCCTCAGCATCGAGCCTGAGCCGATCTATGACCGCGTCGTGATGAACCCGCCGTTCGACAAGAAGCGCAGCGACATTCACCACGTGCTGCACGCGCTCAAATTCCTCAAGCCACGCGGCCTGCTGGTGGCGATCATGCCGACCGGCGTGATCTTCCGCGAAGACGCCCTGTCCCGTGACTTCCGAGGCATTGTCTCTGCGCACAGCGGAAGCATCGTCAACCTGCCAGACGCCTCGTTCAAGACCTCCGGCACCATGGTCAACACCTGCGTCGCGATCATCCCGGCATGAGCCTCGGCCAAGGATAAACCGTTAGTCGAGACGAAAAAAAAGGCCGAATGATCAGCCCTTTTCTCAAATTGGTGCGGGTCTTGGGTAAATTAGATTTCCCCGGGCGGCCTATTGGGAGCTCGCCACAACTTGAAGTCCGAATGCCTGGCCAGTCCTTTCAGACCCCGCAGTAACCGCCTCGCACCAGTCCAGCATTGTCATAATCGTCATAGCAACCCCCAAGTCAAATACAGCAATAAATGGAGCGATCGGAAGATACAGCGTTACCAGATCAGCTAGGACGGCCAAGACTTCGGTTAGCTTCAAGTTGCAGTTCACTATGAACCCAACGCTGAAGGCATGCGACCCAGGTCGCAAGCCAATAATCACATCCTACTCAACGACTAAATCTTCTTCAATACCAATTGCCACCATGCCGCATCCGGCCACGGAGGGCGGCGCATGCTCGGGAGATAACCCATGCATCCAGAATGGAGGCCGGTTCCCGGCTTCGAGTCATCCTACCTGGTCAGCTCCCAAGGCCAGGTCAAATCGGTAGCCCAAGGCGCAGGCCGAGTGCCTCAGCGTCTGCTGAAGCAGTTTGCCGACCGGGGCGGATACATGAAGTTGGTGCTCTGCACCAAGGGCCAAAGGACCAATGCCTATGCCCACCGCCTCGTGGCGGAGGCGTTCCTGCCAAACCCTGATGGCCTTGCTCACGTCAACCACATTGATGGCGCCAAGGACAACAACTGCCGTGAGAACCTCGAATGGACCTCATCCGGCGAGAACAACATACATGCATGCCGAGTGCTGCTGAAGCGCGTGCGCCCAGTGGTGGCTGAAAGCACTAGCGGCCCGGTATCGCTCTGCTACCCGAGCATTCGCCAAGCCCTGGAAGATGGATTCCATCGCGGATCAATTCAGCGATGCATCGAAGGTCGGCGCCGTCGTCATGGCGGTTATCGCTGGCATGACTGCCTGCCAATGAAGGCGTAAAGAGGAGAAAGCCATGAGCCAGTTCTACCTTCAGGACAGCCGCAGCAACACGGGTGACGGCCTCATGTTCTGGGCCCTTGGGGGCGGCTACACCACCAACCTCGACAAGGCCGAGCTGTTCACGCAGGAGCAGGCCTGTGGCCACCGAGAAACAGACATTCCCTGGCCAAAAGATTACGTTGATGCCCGCGCACATCTCGGCGTCGACCACCAGTACATCTGCCTGGACGAAGCCCGCAACCAGCTGACCCCAGGTTGCACCGTTGTCCTGCAGATCCCAGGTCACTGGAACGGGAACGACATTGCCCTGGCCAGATGGCCAATAGGCCACACCTTCCGGTTCGAGAAGGCACATCACCTCACCCTTGATGCGGCCGAGGCAATCGGCAACACCCCAGAGGAAGCAGTGATCTGGCCATTGGCTTACCTAGAAGCCAAGGCACGGCGCCTGGTACACAAGCGGGATGTGAATATCAAAGAGGCCCTGCAAGGTACCGGCATTGAACTGGTGGTTCCTCGAAAGCAACGCAAGCCTTGGGAGCGACCGCTCAATTGCCACGGCTGCGGACGCTTCATCAGCTGGGACGGCCGATTCCTCAACGACTGCCAGAACTGCGGCGCGAACAACTGCCCCTGACACTCCGGCGCTGCCCGCCAGCTCTTAAACGAAAACGCCGCCCTATATCGGCGGCGTCGATGGCAGCAGAAAAATCAGGGCGTAAAGCCCTTGTCCTTGCTCCGATCTGGCTTAGGGATGTCCCAGAGCTTGTCACTGGATTCCTGCTGCGCCTTAGCTTTCTGCTCGTCTTCTGAATCAAAGCAGCCGCTCAGCGACAGCGCAGTAACGGCGACAAGGGTGGCGCCAATGACAGTGCGTTTCATGAGGTTCCTTCCTGTGAAATGGTCCGGCGTTATATCAAACATCGCCACCCTCCGCAAAACATGGCGGTGAGCCAGTAGCCAGCCCTTCCCTCTCAAACGATGAACGCCTCCCTGCCGATGAGGAGACTCAATCTCTGGACATCCGCAGCTTATACTCGGCGATGTCATCATCCGTTACATCATCTCGATAGCAAATAGGCGAATACCCGCCAGGTTTGCTATAGGCGCTGCGTCGACCGCAAGAGCTCCCATTTCTCGCCGTATTGAAGGGGCAGGCGCACGGGCCAGGATAGGAGGCTATGGACTCCGCAATGATCCGTTTAGCAATCTGATCATCACTCAACTTGACTTGTCTTGCTTCAGCCGCGAAAGCGGCGAACATGAGGCTAAGCGCGAAAGCTCCTATAAAACGCATTTCCGACTTCCCTGTTATCAGTTCGCCGGCGCGGTTTGCATCGGCAGTCGGTAATCGTTATAGACGAAAAATGGCTATTCGCCATCACGTAGTGATTTGTCGCATTGCGCGATCCCTGTCAGCGCCTCCCAAATTCAACGATAACGGCTCGCTGGCGAGGGATGTGTTGAGACACGAATGCAGCTATTCCTCTCTGCGAAAATCATGAGGACAGGTTTGTTTCGCGATGATGACGGTGAAGCTACCCGTAAAGCTGTGACGAAGCTCCCGGGGCATAACGTAGGAGAAGGACACAAGCCAAGAGCCATCCCCAAGCTGCATGGAGTCAGTTCTGTATCTATCAACCTGATGCTCATCAATGCCCACGACTGCAGCGACTTCTTGGTTGGTCGGCTCGGTACTCATGTGATTTTTCTCTAGAGCCCCGGCTTGGGGTGAGCAGCATCAATACGCCCATCGATAGCAAATAGCCACAACATTCCAATCCGCCACCCCGGCGAGGGCGGCGCCTGCACGCAAGGACAACGAGATGACCCAACAGCACCGCATCCTAGTGGGCGACTGCATCGACATGATGCGGACGCTACCGGATCAGTCAGTGCACACCTGCATCACCAGCCCGCCCTACTTCGGACTGCGCGACTACGGGGTAGACGGCCAGATCGGCCTGGAGGCCTCCCCGCGAGAATTCACCGACAACCTGGTGGCTGTGTTCCGCGAAGTCCGGCGCGTGCTGCGCGACGATGGCACGCTGTGGGTGAACCTGGGCGACAGCTACGCCAGCGGCGGGCGCGGCGGGCGCGGCGGCGGAGGCCGGTACATGGCAGAGCGCCAAGACAGCGCATGGCAAGGCAAAGGTGACGCAACTGGCTGGCGCTCAGCGCCGGCAGGCTGGAAGCACAAGGATCTGCTGGGCCTTCCCTGGCGCCTGGCGATAGCGATGCAGGACGATGGGTGGTACCTGCGACAAGACATCATCTGGCACAAGCCAAACCCTATGCCCGAGTCCATCAAGGACCGGTGCACGAAAGCCCATGAGTACCTGTTCCTGCTGAGCAAAGGCCCACGGTACTACTTCGATCAGGCCGCTATCCGCGAACCGGCGGCAGCCAGCTCAGTCGCGCGGTGGAGCCAGGACGTGAGCGAGCAGGCCGGCAGCACCCGCCAGCCAAGGAAGACCAATGGCCCGATGAAAGCCGTGGGCGGGAGCAGGCGAAACAGCTTCGCCCGCGACACCAAGTACTCGGGTGGCGAGCATGGCCAGACGGGCCAACACCGCGCCGGCCGCGCCGATATTGACTATGACCAAACGCGGAACAAACGCAGCGTCTGGACCGTGGCCACCGCCAGCTTCAAGGGCGCCCACTTCGCCACCTTCCCGCCAGACCTGATCCGACCTTGTGTTCTGGCCGGCGCGCCGCGCGGTGGGCTGGTCCTTGACCCGTTCGGTGGTGCGGGGACTACGGCCTTAGTCGCCATGCAGGAAGGCCGGCGGTCTGTCATCTGCGAGCTCAATCCCGAATATGCAGCCCTCGCCCGCCAGCGCATTGATACGGCCTGGATTGAGGGCGCCGCCCAAATGGACAGGCTGCTGGACCAGACACCAGCCGCTTAACACCACCTCCTTCCCATTCAGTCACGCCACCCCCGGCGAGGAACGCCCATGCGCGCAAAACCCAAGCAAGACCCCAAAGACTTCAAAACCCAGTACGGCCTTGGCTTCGATCCGCAAGACGATGAGATCGTGGTCGACTTCTTCTGCGGTGGCGGCGGCGCCGGTACCGGGCTGGAGATGGGCCTGGGCCGACCGGTGACGGTCGCCAAGAACCACAGCCCCGCGGCCATCAGCATGCATACCGCCAACCACCCGGCGGCGCGCCACTTCACCACCGACGTGTTCGAAGGCGACCCGGACGAGGAATGCCAGGGCCGGCCGGTTGGCTGGTTCCACATGAGCCCGGATTGCACGCATCACAGCCAGGCAGCAGGCGGCCAGCCGCGCAAGCGGGAGATTCGCAACCTGTCCTGGATCGGCCTGAAATGGGCTGGCAAGAAGCGCCCGCGGGTGATCAGCCTGGAGAACGTGAAGCAGATCCTGCAGTGGGGCCCGCTGATCGCGAAGCGCGACAAGACCACCAGCCGAGTGATGAAGCTGGACGGCACCGTGGCCGCCATTGGCGAGCGCGTACCTGTGCAGCAACAGTTCCTCGTGCCTGATCCCAAGCGCCGCGGTACTACGTGGCGCCGCTTCGTACAACTGCTCCAGGGCATGGGCTATGTAGTCGAGTGGCAAATCATCAAGGCCTGCGACTTTGGCGCACCGACGAGCCGCGAGCGTCTTTTCATGATCGCTCGCTGCGATGGCCAGCCGGTTGTGTGGCCTGAGCCTACCCACGCCAAGAACCCGGGCAAGGGTCAGCAGAAATGGCGCACCGCCGCCGACTGCATCGACTGGAGCGTGCCGAGCAAGAGCATCTTCGGCCGCAAGAAGGACTTGGCCGCCGCCACCCTGCGCCGGGTCGCCAAGGGCATGAAGAAGTTTGTGCTGGACAACCCGCAGCCCTTCATCGTGCCGATCTCGAACTGGTCGGGCGAGCTGGCCCAGTCTGCCGACGAGCCGCTGCGTACCGTTACCTCATGGCCGCGGGGCGGTTCGTTCGCAATGGCCAGCCCAACCCTGGTGCAGACCGGATACGGAGAGCGAACCGGGCAGCAGCCTCGCGTGCCTGGCCTGGATCAGCCACTTGGTACCGTCGTAGCTGGCGGCGTGAAGCACGCGCTGTCCAGCGCCGTGATCTTGCCTGCCACCCATCAGGGCGCCGACAGGGTGAATGACCCTAGCGAGCCGCTGCCCACGGTCACAGCTGCCAACCGCGGCGAGTTGATGATGGCCAGCCCAGTGATGGTCGGGGCCGGCGGCCCAGTGTATGCCGGTCACCCGGTATCAGCTGACCAGCCAATGGGCACGCTGATGACCCGCAGCCATCGGGCGTTGGTGACAGCATTTATCGAGCAAGCCAACGGCGGCTTCAACACCACGCCAGCAAAGGGAGCGGATGAGCCACTGTCCACGGTCACCAATACTGGCAGCCAGCAGCGCCTGGTGACGGCCAACCTCGCCACTCTCCGCCGCAACTGCGTGGGCAGGACCGTTAATGAGCCAGTGCCGACCATGACCGCGGGCGCTGAGCATCACGCCCTGGTCGAGTACAAGCTGTCGCCAGAGCATGAGGAAGGCGCTCTGCGCGTCGCGGCATTCCTTATCAGCTACTACGGAACCGAAAACACAAGCGCAGCAGACGCACCAGCACCCACGGTAACCACCAAGGACCGCCTGGGCCTGGTCACCGTGTTCGTCAAGGGAACGCCCTATGTGATCGTCGATATCTGCTTGCGCATGCTTCAGCCGCACGAGCTGTACCGCGCCCAAGGCTTCCCGGCCAGCTACATCATCGACAAGGGTGCCGACGGCAAACTTTTCACCAAGACCGAACAGGTGCATATGTGCGGCAACAGTGTGAGCCCGCCGCCCATGGCTGCCATCGCCAAAGCGAATGATCCTTGGTTAGCCGTCCTAGGTACTAAGTCTGCTGCATAAACTTATTTCACCAGTCTTAAATAAGGCCGCTCGCTCGGGTGGGGGGAGAACTCTCTTTTTGCTTCAGCAACCACCTTTGCGATTTTACTCAAATAGATCTCACACAATTCCACGACCGGGAGATTGCGAAGCTCCGAAGGTATGTTCTCAGGGAGACTATGAAAAACCTGTTCAAATCGTCCAATCGACTGAGGAATGGTTATGTAATATTTAATAGTCTCCCCGCCACCAATGTCCATCTCCCACCCTGATCCGCCGTTAGAATCTCCCATAAAAAAAGAGGTTGCTTGGAACGGGGGCTGCTCT